GCCTTTCATTTATATATAATACAGGGGAGAACTTTTTAACTGTCTAAAAATAGCGTTCACCGTTTGCGTCTGGTCGACGTATTGCCAGTCTTGCCGCTCTTATTTCTGCTCCGCTTTTGTTTTCCGCGCTTACCAGTGAATATCGTCCACGGTTGTGAGAGTCTATCGGGCATATACGGTTCCAGGTGGTCCCATTGAGCATGCGCCTTCAAAAAGTCTTTCGCAATGAACGCAGCACCACACGACGACCCCCATCGCCCCGAAAAGCCCATTTTCTTGGCAAGAGTTGTGTCGGTTACAATACCGTCAATCGCGCCCAGAGGCTGGAATGGCTTTGGTCGGTCCGCCTGAGACATGTATTCGCGATTGTCCATCTCATAATGACTACAGCACGTTCTCGAACTAGGATTAACGCGGTTAAGATAAACGTCGTAGTGGTCTGCTAGAATTCGCTGACCAATATCGATATCTATCTTTCCCTTATGCTCCTTCATCAATTGGGTAAGGCGAACCCGTCTCGCCCCCTGATGACGTCTTATGTCGTCAAATCCGGTATTTTTACACTCTATGTTTCTGATTCTATCATCAGTCGCGCCGTTAAATCCAACAAAGTATCCGTTCTTCTTCTTCTCAACCTTTACATACTTGAGCCCTAACTCCACGCGCATAATGGTATTCGTCTTAGTATCACCAAACAACCAAGAGTTCGCGTAATCGCCTCCATTGTTCTTTGTCAACATATCGACACAGTCGTCCAGCGAATTCGCATATTGAACCACATTACGGATGCGACAGCAGATTGGATCGTTGAGTTCAAACACATTGAATCCACCGAGCGTCGTCTCCGTACATATTAATCCGTTGCTGTTTACGAAATAATCGGTTCCACTCGCAATGTGTCCAGGCGGCGACTGCATTATGAACGAATGACCTTTGGTTGGTTTCACCTCCACGACAATATTACAGAATTGCGCTTCTACAAAAAAATCAAATGTGTTGTGGGCACAAACAATCTTTCCATCCTTGGTAAAATCACCTACCGCGATAAACCCAGTACATTTATCCATCTTCATACCATAGTCAATTGTCTTTACCTCGCTAGTTTTATCGCCCACAAACATATGACCGAACTTTTTATTGAGCTTTTCGTTATTAACAACGAGCCCCGGTATATAGTCGGCAATGTATGGAATGCTGTAATTACAATTCCACATTACAATGTCATCCATAGATATCTTCGCACCACGCGCATTTGCTCCCTCCTTAATTCCGCGCATCTCCTCGTAATATTCGGGGTAATTGTTTTTAATTTTAGTGCCATATAATTCGCTAATTACCTCGGAGAAGAATTCGCGACTAAAACCATATGTGTCCATAAGGCTGAAATCTAAAATTCGGAAAGCGTCTTTTATTTCGGCAGAAACCAGATAACCGTTCGCATATCCTCTATCATATGGTCCGCCTCTTATATTAATTCTAATCCACCCATTAGTTTCGCTTCTCGAACCGTTCTTAATTGAAGTCATATATATATATGTTTTGATAAATATATATGATTTATAATACTTGACTAATTATCTATTAAAACATTGTAAAATTGTAGAATATTATTAGCCACAAATATTATAAAAATTAGGCCACCCATTTTAACTAGTTCGGAAATTACACTAACGGTATCCTTAAATCGTGTAATATAATCAACTATAATTAACATTGTTCCTGTTATAAAAGATAGCATGAAACCTAGTTTCAATGGAGTGAGCAACATTATCAAAAAAAACCACAATTGAATTAATAATTTATAAATAAAAATTTCCAGAAAATATTTGTTCGCAAGTTCGGGATTACTACCCACAAGGGAGATATATATGCCATAACTATCGCTTATCGGGTCGCTTATAATTAAAGACAATAACGCACTCAATATTACCATTTTGCTCGCACTTGTCGCATAAAACCCGACCAACAACCCCATCATCGTTGAAATACCACTAGAAATACCGAATCCTTTCGCACTAAACCTGTCCATTTATATTATTCTTTTATATTTTTCCATACGAGTATTGATTGTCATTTACAACTTTAATACTATAGGTTGTCCTTAATACTTTTTACCTGTTCGGGCGTGAGTGATTCGGGAAATATGACGGTGAAATCTATTACTAGGTTGCCGACATTTTCATCGCGCTTCATTCCCATTTTAGGTATTAACTTCCTGTAACCAGGAGTTATTATGTTCCCCTCATTATTATTTATTTGGAAGTTTCGTCCATCTACATATTTCAATGTGAACTCGAACCCACAAAGCGCCTCCTTTAATGTGATGGTTTTACAATATATTAGGTCTAGACCGTTGCGCGTATAATCGGTTTTATTTTCAATCTTGACAAATATTTTAACATCTCCCTTATTTGCGTCGCTGATAGCATTTCCCTTCTCGCGCAGAATAATTATTTCGTTCTCGTCTATACCCGGTGGTATCTTTACATAAAGGACTTCTGTCTCCTGACTCTTTATATTTCCGTGCATAATCCATCTGTCAACCTCCAGAGGAATATTACATCCGGCATAAGCCGCCTCCATTGGTATTTTGATATGTTTCAATATTGGCTTGGGCTTTTGCATTGCGGTTCTGATATTAATATTTGGCATCCCACCACCCATATGGAAAAAATGTGTTTGCGAATTGTTCGTCTCGAACTGTGTAGGCATCCCCTGAAATAAACCGCCACCGAATAAATCACGAAGGATATCCTCGGGATTCATATTGGGGGAGTTTTCATCCATACCAAACAAACCACCTAAACCACCCATATCATATTGTTTCCGCTTTTGGTCGTCGCCCAAAACCTCGTATGCCTCGTTTATTTCCTTGAACTTGTTGCTAGACTCCTCGCTATTCCCGTTCCTATCCGGGTGCGTCTCAAGGGACAATCTTCGGTATGCGCGTTTAATTTCATCAAATTTTGCGTCTGATTGTAATCCTAACCTGGAGTAGTATCCCTTTGAATCAGACATTATTATATCATACATACATAAACTTAAATAATAATTTACGAATTAGATAAAATGGACCTTCCGTTTATTTATAAGTATCAACCATTATTTTTACAGGATTTTGAAATGGATGTCAAATTACTGGAGCTAATACAAATACTTATTAAAATGGATAATCTTAATATATTGTTTGTCGGGAATAGTGGTTGTGGTAAAACCTCTCTTATATCCGCCATAATTCGTGACTACTATGATAATGTGGACTATAAAGATAATGTCATGTATATCAACACATTGAAAGACCAGGGCATATCATACTATCGCAGCGAAGTCAAAACATTCTGTCAAACATCAACGAATATTGTGGGGAAGAAGAAGATAATTATTCTGGACGATCTGGATGTCATTAATGAGCAAAGTCAACAGGTGTTTCGCAATTTTATAGATAAGTACAGTCACAACGTTCATTTCATCGCCTCGTGTGCGAATACCAACAAGGTAATAGAGAGTATACAATCGCGTATGAGCACAATTAAAATAAAAGCACTACACGCAGGTAATTTATCAAAAATACTCAAGCGAATATGCAAAATAGAAAATATTTTTGTTGAATCCGAAGCCGAGGATTTTATTCTTTCCATTTCAAACAATTCCGTTAGAATATTAATAAACTATTTAGAAAAATTCAAGCTATTATCCAAGACAATAACACTCGATATTGCTATTAGCGTATGCACTAACATTAGTTTCCGCGATTTTGAAAAATACACCAACATATGTAAAAATGAAAAGAATCTCCATAACGCTATACCCATACTGTATAAATTGTTTGATAAGGGTTATTCGGTAATGGATATTCTCGACAACTACTTTCTATTTGTTAAGATTACTAATAATCTGACAGAGGACGAAAAATATAAGATAATTAAACTTATATGTAAATATATCACGTATTTTTACAATATTCACGAAGATGAAATCGAACTTGCGTTATTTACAAATAATTTAATTTCTATATTTATTTAGAATGTCTGAACAGTTATTTAAATATAAAATTTCTAATGAGAGATTTTATAATTTTTTAAAAGAATTCTGTGAAGAGGACACAATCAATAAGTCAAAATACTTTGTTTTATCTAAAGTAGCATACAAAAAATTAAAATACAAGAATTTACTGGCACCATTCTGCTATGAAATGCAGGACTATTATCACGATTCAAAGTTCAAATATATCGATAATGTAACCTCGTTCAATAAGTTTATCACCATAATCAGACAGATATGTAACGTAAATGATATAGTATATATAAACAAGCCCGTATATATTAAGTCGATATATGAACCAGTCTACTATATACTCACCGAAATACCCGACGCCACCACTAAGTATTTTCCTAGCACGTTGTTACTCTCTAGCACCTGTTGTGAAGACATTCTTGACAGCCAAGAGTATTTAGACCTAAGTAATAATTCGCTGTCTGGAATGTAAATACCCAACATCGAGTCATGGAACTCGATGAAGCTGCTTCCCATAAGCTGGTCGATCGTTATCAGTTTCCCATTATTATCACGTCCGCCCAGATATTCGGACGTTATGATATTTATTCGTTTTTGCTTCACTTTCTCATTCAACCACCGCTGAATCTCACCTGTAAATATTGACTCTGCTGTCGAGTCTTGAGAGATAACTGTCTCCAGCATATTAATATAGCATTTCATAGACTCGCAATCTTTTTCGCACCCCATTAATTTGGTGCTCGGGTAATATTCGACGCGCTCTTTCATCTTACACTCGGGAGTAGTTATATTTGTCGTTCCTAACAATTCTCCCACGAACATAGCCTGATTCGAAACACCAGTTTCGTATATGTATTTAAGACTATCTAAGCAGACGAATGAATCCGGTAACAACATACCCCCATATACGTCTAACAGCCTCGCGAGAGCGAGTTCTCGTATGTTCTGCTTTATTGGGTCAGCGGTCTTGTTAATATCAATATTCCAATTCGGGATTAATTCTGAAAACGAATGGTCGCTTATTAGACAGATATTAAAATCCTTACCACATTTGTCGATTATTGACTTAATCGTCAACTCCTTATATGGTTGGTTTAAATCGGTGGAATTTCTCGAGTAAAACTCGCTCCAGTTGCGAGCATTGACTTCATATTTGGAGTGAATCCAGATGATTGGAAGTTTGCTATCAGGAAGTTTATTAAGTAGCATATCTGTATCGTTGAGTAAATATTTCTTTACTAATTTATAGTGGTTATTATCGTCATTATCTAAATATTTACGCTTGAACTCGTTGTAAACGATTCCCACCAGAGATAAAACAACAAACATAAATAATAAATTTATTCGTTTCATCATATATTATTATTTAAGATTATTATTATTTAAGATAAATATTCTGGATTATACTATGTCAGTTTATACTATGTCAGTTTATA